TTCCCAATAAATAATAAGTTTAGAAAATCAAGCGATAATAAACTTTTTATGGCATCTATAAAGTAAGAATCATATTGCAACTCATTTAAATATTGAGGCGAATATTTTTTTATAAAAGGAACTGACATATTATAAGAATAATATTATTCGTTTATAAGTATTTAAGCTTATATATATTATGTATATTACAATGCCACAAGAAAACTTATATAATATTATGGGTGTAGAGAAAAATGCCTCTCAGGAGACAATCAAAAAACGCTTTCGAAAATTATCTATGACAGAACATCCCGACAAACATCCACCGGGTCAACAGCGAGAAAATGCGACAAAAAAATTTCAAAATATTAGTGCAGCAAACGATATTTTAGGAGATGAAGAAAAACGACGAATGTATGATATTACCGGAGACGTGAATGGCGAGACGAACGGAGGAGATATGTTTCGTGGCGGTATTCCAGTAAATCCAGAAGAGCTGTTTAACCTATTTGCCGGTGGAAATATGGGTGGGTTAGGAGGATTATTTGGTGGCGGCGGACCTGGTGGCGGCGTATTTCATATGAATGTAAATGGCCATCCTATGCATTTTCAACACGCGATGCGACAGCCCAGGCCTATACAAGAAGTGTTACAAATCACACTAGCCGAAGCATACTCTGGTATAACAAAACGTTTAGAAATAGAGCGAGTATTAGTAACGAATCAATCTAGAACGCAAGAAAAAGAAACTTTATATATTACAATTCCTCCCGGTATTGATAATAATGAAGTCATTACAATCCAAGGAAAGGGAAATGTCATAGATGGAACAAATTATGGAGATGTAAAAGTTGTGATAATAGTAAATAATAATACAGAATTTATGCGGGAAGGAATAGACTTAATTTACAATAAAACGATTTCCTTGAAAGACGCTTTATGTGGATTCAGTTTTGATATGAAATATATTGATGGGAGAATATTTAAAATTAATAATGATAATGGAAATGTTATAGAACCTGGTCACAAAAAAATAATTCGATCGATGGGGATGAATCGAGATGGACATACGGGTAACTTGACCATAGTATTTAAAATAGTATTTCCAAATAATATATCACATGATAAAATAAAAAAACTGTCCGAAATACTATAAGCGACAGGTTATAATTATATAATTAAAAATGTATATAATATAAACGTATTAAATATAAATAAATATAAATAAATATATATATTTATGGATTTTTTTACTAATACCCCGTTAGATATAGGATTTATTATACTAAGAAATGTAATAGATGAAATCACTGGAGAATATTGGAAATTATCATACAGATGTATTAGAAAGTTTTATCCAAATAACTATATTATAATTATAGATGATAATTCAAATTACAATTTTGTTGATTTGAAGTTTCAAGAGAATTTATATAATGCACATATTATCCGCAGCGACTATCCTGCTCGAGGAGAAATATTACCATACTATTACTTTTTAAAAAGTCGTATCTTTAAAAAAGCGTGTATTATACATGATTCGGTATTTATAAATTCAAAACTAGATACTGAAATAACAGATTATAAATTTTTATGGCATTTCCAAAACACTACAACCGAATATACCACTTCCCAAAAAGATATGATTGGCTTTCTTAACAATAGCAAGGAACTTCTACATTTTTTTAATAATAACAAATATCGGTGCGCCTGTTTTGGATCTATGTCGATAATAACACATAAGTATTTAGAAGAAATAAATAATAGATACCAGTTGTTTAGATTATTACCCATTATAAAAAGCAGAAAAGATAGAATGTTTTTTGAAGTAGTATTCGCGTGTATATTACAATTTAGACATGTTCAACCTTCACTATTTGGAGATATAAAAAAGTTCGGCAAATGGAACCTAAGATATAATGATATTCAAAAAGATACTCATGATTTATCAAAAATAAATCTACCATTGATTAAAGTTTGGACTGGGCGCTAAACGATATCATGTCTAAAACATATTATACTTCTAGTAATTTATGATATCTGTCTTGTCGAGATATTAGATGATACAACATAGAGGGAATTTTCTGTAACAATTATAAATTCGTTCTCTACTTTATATATTTTTGAAATGGGGGATGTATACTCGTCTTCACTTTTAACTAAAAGTTTTTCACCATTATCTCTAACGCCTATTAATACCTTATTATCATACGAATCAGTCCAATAATCAAGCATGATAGGCTTATCATCGACAATTGCTAATTTACATAAATGCTGGAAACAATTATGGCTTGGAGAAGGATACTTTGTTTCAACGGACATTATAATATAATCGAATAAAACGCTTTAAATACTTATACGCAAAAAAATACATAATTATAATAATCTCTTTATATTATGAGTAGCCATATATTACAAAATAGTGATAATTACCATGATATATATAGCCATAATACTCACGAAATTTTTGCAAAATATATGGCTATCATAAATGAATATATTTCACAGTATACTGAAAATATTACAATTAAAAATATAGATTATTATAATTATGTATTAAATAAAGGCATTGAGACGCTGTGTCATATATTTAAAACTATTTTATTATATACAAAAAATTTAAATATAACGTATACTCAGTGTCAAAAAGCGTTGTATTATTATATAGAATTTATATGTCAAATAGGAGAATCTAGTCATTCTTTTTTACAATTAAACTCTAAAGATGCTACATTATTTGTATATAAAAAAACAATTTTTGAATTAAACAATGAAATTATCAAAGAATTTACGGCCATTATTGGGACCTGTTCTATTCTAACAAATATTGAATTGTTAACTACAATATATAACAAAACTATAGCAGCTGTTTGTAATAGTTGTAATCCAAATAATTTTGAAATCATCAATTGTGAACTCATCAATTGTGAACTCATCAATTATGATCATGAGAATGCTAATGCTAATGCTAATGCTAATGCTAATGCTAATGCTAATAATGCTAATAGAACCTCAAATATAATTACCTTTAAAAATAAGCTTGTTAAAAATATATCATATTATACAACAGAATTATCAAAAAATCTATTGAATTTACATTTAGATTGCGCCGATAAAAATTATGAGGATAAATTACATACAACTACTACATTTAATAGCTTTATTCTTTCTACAGAACATGAAAATACGTCTAAATACATTATCGAGTTTACAAAACAATTAGCTAAACATAATTTGAAAAATATGTCTTTAACAAAGAAGCTCATGCAATCCAATAATATACAATATTTTGCAGATTTGGAATATAAAAAGTACATTTCGTGGTTGATAAATAGTAATAACTTATAAATGTACCTATTATATTAAGAATACTTCATATAATATTTAATTTGAATGAACAGTAATGGTAATGGTCTTTTTCTTCTTTACCACCTTTTTTTTTATTGTCTCTGTAGATGACCTTCCGCAATTTACGTGCTGATATTCCGCAGTAAATAATTTCACTAGAAAGTTATATATCGTGTGAATAATATTCTCAGTGCATTTACCTACTATTAATGCGCTTCCTGTTCTAAATATCATAAATGACACTTTACTAATATTAGCACGATTTTCTCTTAATTGCCCATCCTGTTGGGAAGAATCTTTCGATGTATCATAGCAAAATACGCTCTGAATACCTGGATATGAACAAGCATCATAAGAACAACTAATATTATATTTAGTTCTCAATATTTCATATAATTTAGAACGATCAATATAGTACCCACAATTAAAATTTGAATTAATTAATACTGTATAGCTCATTTCTTCAATACATTTTAATTCGGGTTCAAACTTCTTGTACGCAGATAAAATATCAAGAAGTTTATCAATCACTTTATATAAAATTATATCGTTTTTTATTCCAGGGATTTCCATTTTCCCTGTATTGAACACTTTTACATGTACCTCTTTAAACGCATCGTCGTGAAGTATACGAATAATAACTACAAAACAATTATAGAATGCGCCTTTCTTTTTACATCGATTATTTAATATATCAGAACTTTTTAAACCGATGCTAATTTTTCGAACATCCTTAAATGTAATTCGTCCTGTAGGATTATCTATGTGAGTAATAATATATTCTTCTATATGAGTATCTTTTGGCAATGACTCTCGTAATATAGATAGTTCTTCTTGAGTGTGCGTGTTAAATTTCATCTGTTTTTTTATAATTCCTTCCATTGGTATATGGTATGGAGTAATAGGAATTTCCCAAAACAGTTTATACAGATCAATCTGGTGATTAAGATGTGCTATTTGTGTTTTTGTTGAGATATAAATATCGCTACTTTTCGGAACATCTGAAACGCGTGCCCCATTCTCTATACTAGGTAATCGCTCTGCACTATGACTGTCCTCATTTTTCATATATAAATTATAAGTTTGGTCTGGTTCGCTGCAAAAGTCTAACCAAGCAGCATCTAACTCACCCATGTCTATATACCTAGACATTCTTTAAGTTAACTTGAATCAATTATTTTCTCTTATTATTAACATGGAATATACTGATGCAAAAAAAACAATGTATTTATAAAAGTAATCCAATAAATATACCTGATCGGAGCAATTATCGTGTAAATAATATAACTACTATGGATGACGCTAATACAGTAAATAATACAGTAAATAATACAGTAAATAATACAGTAAATAATACAGTAAATAATACAGTAAATAATACAGAAAACGATTATTTAAAATGTTCTCATTTCAGTCCGCATAAAGCATCTCCGCCAAATGATTGGAATTATATACTGAAATATCGTTTAGAAAAATATTAATTGATATCTAGGATTTGGTAAATATAATTTTAATATGTATAATAAAATAATGTTTCAAATATTTTGATATTTTACAATTACAGTGTAGTAATTTCTCGACCAAATTTAATAAATCGCTTGTAACATATTTTTCATGATTACGAATAATATAATTAAAATATGTTTTTATGAGATCAATTACCTGCATATTATATTTTGTCAGAATATAATTGAAATCAGTTGTAATAGCTTCTATATTACCGGTTTCAATAACTGTTGTTAATTTGTCCCACACATTATTTGTGATGATAGTTTGCATATTTACCTGTATTGTTTGCATATAATTAATCATACTTCTCATATCTGACCTATACATTTTTTGTATGGATTCTAATTGCTCATGACGTAATCCAATACCTTCCATCATATTAATTTTCTGTAGAGATTGTAAAATATTTGGTATAGGCAATTGATTAAAACGCATGGACACACAATAATTTCTCAGTGATAGATCTATCTTGCTTAGATAATTAGTAATTAAACAAAACCGGGTTGGGTTATTAATATTTTGAATAAGAATCTTAAGTGCTTGTTGTGCAATTTTAGTCATGGAATCAATCTCATCCAATATAACGAATTTTAGACCATTTTGAAATAATCCATTTGATCCAGCGAATTCTGAAATCACGTTTCGTATTGTGTCTATCCCTCGCTCATCCGATGCATTTAAATGTATCACCAGACTTTTATTATATCCTGTTGTATTTTTTTGATAATCTGTTATTAAATTTAGAATAGTAGTCGTTTTTCCTGTTCCTGGTGGACCATAAAATAATAAATTCGGGAATGTCTGTGTTTTTATTATATTACGAATAATGGTCTTATTTACAGAATCCAATACTATATCGTCTAATGTATTGGGTCGATACTTTTCTACCCATGGTTCAGTTGAGTTATCCATAAATGTATATTAGTTATATAACTCGCAATTAAGCCTTTTTCATATATTTATTTATTTACAAAAATAATTATTCACAAAAATAATTATTTTTATTTTATATTAAATATAATTGATGGACAAATAGTAAACAACATGCAACAAAATATGGAAGGTTATTTAGAACTTATCATTGGTCCCATGTGGTCTGGAAAAACATCGAAATTGCTCGAGCTTTATAAGCAGTTTTCCTTTTGTGAAATCAACACACTTGTTATTAATTATGCACACGATACCAGATATTCCAGAACAAAGCTTTCCACACATGATCGTCGTGAGATTCCTTGCACGCAAGCGCTCTATCTACACGAAGTTGCTAATATTGCGCCAAATATCGCTAAAGGTAATCAACCCAGTATTCCCGATGCATTCGCGAAGTGCGAAGTCATTCTTATCAATGAAGGACAATTCTTCAAAGATATTGTGGACTGGGTAAAATGCGCAGTGGAAACGCATCATAAAAAGGTTTACGTCTGTGGTCTGGATGGGGATTTTCGACGCGAAGCCTTCGGTAATTGGCTAAATCTGATTCCGTTCTGCGACAAAGTTACTAAACTGCGTTCGTATTGCGGTTGTTGCAAAAAACGCCCGGCTTTATTTACTCATAGAAAAACAGACGCACAAGAACAAGAACGAATTGGCACAGAGGAATATTTACCTGTGTGCCGTACATGTTATTTAGATCAAATTGTGTAAGTGTGGTATCAGAAGCCCTCGACGAAAGAAGGGAAGTGGGAGCCTTTCGCAATCTCCGCCGTCGCCGCGGGCACGAACACCTCCGCCATCCTTACTGGGGGGGTAAGGAGCTGCAGCGCCCGTATCCGCTCGGCCTCGCCCCTCTCAACCCACACACTCGCCTCCTGGTGCGCGCGCGCCATGTTCTCCCTCGTCCACCACGTGGCGCGCGCGCGCACGACCGAGGGGCGCGCAAGGTGCCGTCGAACGGCAAGGGCGGTTCTCTTCCGTGCAGCAGCGGTCTTGTTCTGGTAGCTCGCCAGGAGGCGATCCTCGCGGTTCCACACCTCCTCCTCCTGGAGCGCGCGCGCCAGGTTCTCCTCCTGGCGCGCGGCCGCGCTCGCTTCCAGCCCGGGCGCGCGCCACCGCTCTTGCAGCTCCTCCACGACCCGAAGGCGACGCCGGGGCGCGTTCGACCGCCCGCCCACCTCGAGCAGTCGCCAGAGATCATCTGTGCCACCGGGCCCTTCAACCTCGACGGGCCAGGATTCGGTTGTACGAATCAGCGTAGTATACTCCTTTGTGGTAAAATCCCTTTCGAACACGCTCATAGCCAGCTTAAGCTGTTGCTGTTGCTTGGTATCAATGCGGTCTCCTGGTTTACACGCTAACATTATATATATATATATATATATATATATAATAATTTGCATCATAAATAATAAAGTGTATTGTTGCAACTCTGTATAATAATACTGGGTAAAATGCGCAGTGGAAACGCATCATAAAAAGGTTTACGTCTGTGGTCTGGATGGGGATTTTCGACGCGAAGCCTTCGGTAATTGGCTATCCCTGATTCCGTTCTGCGACAAAGTTACTAAACTGCGTTCGTATTGTGGTTGTTGCAAAAAACGTCCTGCTTTATTTACTCATCGAAAAACAGACGCACAAGAACAAGAACGAATTGGTACAGAGGAATATTTACCTGTGTGCCGTAAATGTTATTTAGATAAAATTGCGTGACAGTGACAGTGACAGCTCCGACGACGCGCCCGCCGTGCCGCCTGAGTTCAGCCTCGCCACGCTCTCCCTCTCCGCGCGCTCCCTCGCTAAACTAGTCATGAGCGGTCGCGCGCGCCGCCGCTCACTTTCCACCTCGGTTAAGCGCTCTGTTGCCGTCATCCGCTCCACCAAAGAGGTATACCACGGGTCCGAGGTTCCCCGGACGTAGTAGTAGTCCCTATAAGGATTGTCTTTGCCCAGCGCGTCCAGCTCTTACCCACGGCAACAAAGCTGCCCCGGTCCACCCACTCCTCCGCCTCGTTCCCCGCGTTCCAAATGTAGCGCGCCGCGTCGTCCTCGTCCCCTATTTCATTCTTCAACTTATTCGCCAACGCATTTGCCCTTCTATCGTTTTTGTATTTATTATGAACTGAGTGATCGCTCTCCCACTCTTCAACATCAAAGTTCTCATCCAACCACGATCCCAAATGTTCAATACCCATCTCGTTTCTTTCACGCTCTTCATCGGAGACGTCGTCATTCCAAACAAGGTGCTCCACGATGTCCCTGATCACCGTCGTGGTGTTATCTTCCCTCGCGGACATCACCTTATTAATTCTGTCTAACCAGGCATGCCCTTTCTGTTTTCGCCCGATAACTTGGTCTTCCCATGTCACGCATGCACCATTCCTCTTGACAATCTTCGTGGCGCTCAGAAAACTCAACATTATATATATATAATAAATTATTTTATCATTCCATATAGTATAAATGCGTTTGTATAAAAATCCTACACCTATTCGCCGAAATAGATTTTCACTTAACTTTAGTAATAAAGTTCAAAGACTTGCTCTGCAACAAAGAACGCACCAAATATTGCAACTCACAAATCAAGTAGCCGCTCCGTCCACCGGAAATTGTCCTGCAAGAAAAACCCCACATGGGTGTAGATTCTGTAAATAAAACGAAAAACTCATTCATCTCTTATACATACCATAATTTTCCATGGCTTGTTTGCCATAAAAACATGAATTTGCATAAATCATAATGGAAATCAAGATTAATTCTAACCCGGCAATATTTGTCGAATAAATGTTTACTCCATCTTTAAATAAAAGTCCCGCACAAAATACACCACCAGGCATTCTAATATAAGCATTTAGCGAGGAAGCAATCCGCTTTTGACGCTTCTTCGCCATACGACCATCTTTTACAAGTGATAATGCCGTGTAATCAACCGCTCCAGGGAATCCAGTACAAAAAAAGTAAAATACTGATAATCCTTTCGAGGTAAACTTTGCGCATGTGGGTGCAAATACAAAACAAGATAAAAAATGATGTATCCAATCTTCAAACCGCAACTTAAAAAAAATACAATGAAAAATATGTAATGTGCAAGCGATGTTCCCCGCGATAGATATAGTCATCGGGTGTGAGGAAACCAATGGATTTGCGATACATGCTAAAACATCGGTAAAGGTTGTCACCGCAATTATATAATTTGTTATGGCGTGCAAAGTGAACCACCTAGCCTTACAGTTCACTTTTTTCAGTAAACTATCTAATATATAAATCATAAAAAAACAAGTTACATTTATAAATATAAAATATGATACCTCTTGTGATTTGTATATGCTATCATCAATATGATAAAATTGTTGAGGACGAATATTTTGCACCGTATTCATATCATTTGTTAATGTGTTGTTTATGTAAATCATGTTATAATATATTATTTATATGTCATTAAATACATTTCATATAATATAATTTGGACTACCCCCATTATATTATATGCGATTCACATAAGTATTTAAAGATGTGTTATGCATAATTAATAAATGTCTCAAGATTTTGCAGAAAAAAATATTTTAACAATACAAACTGTTCAAATTGCCCCTTTTCGTATCTTAATGACCGCTCTCAAAGATATCTTATTGGAATCAAATATCATCTTTACGCCAGAAGGAATAAAAATAATTAATATGGATAAGTCGCACACTATTCTAGCACATCTTGCCCTTCATGCAGAAAACTTCGAAGGATATGAATGCAAAAAAGACAAAATTATAATAGGCGTAAACATGTTTCATTTATTTAAATTAATCAGCACTATTGATAATAATGACACATTAACCATTTATATAGAGAAAGCGGATTACGCAGATGGTATTGTGCAATATCTTGGTCTTAAATTTGAAAATGGAGATATAAAACAACAGAAAATCCAAAAATTACGCCTTATTGAACCGGATAATGAAGAATTAGAGGTACCTGATGTAAAATTCTCTTCAATACTAACTCTGCCTTCTGTAGACTTCCAAAAAATTGTCAGGGATTTATCATGTATATCAGATAAGATTGAAATTAAATCCGTTGCAACAACAAACGGAGCAGAACTTATCTTCAAATGCTCCGGAGGTTTTGCTGATGCAGAAATTAGACGCGCAGAATCAGATGGAAGTATGGAATATGTTATAAAACAGAATATTGGAAAAATAATTCAAGGGGAATTCTCTCTTAAAAATCTTGGCTATTTTATTAAATGCACAAATTTATGTAGCCAAATAGAAATATATTTGGAAAATAATCTACCATTAATTGTTAAATATAATGTAGCGTCATTGGGCGATATAAAACTATGCTTAGCTCCATTGCCCAGCATATAAATGAAATTATATAGATAAATAAATAAATATATATTTATCTTTATATTATCAATAATTCACCGGTTTATGTTTTTTAAACAAACAACCCGTTGTTTGCAGCCCGCATGCAGTAGAAATTATCTCCGGATTCTGATATTTACATGTAGAAAACCATAATTTAATGATACAAAAATGTTTTTTAGGCGATATTGTAATACCATTTACCGTCTTCAATACTGAATGATCTTGGATCAAAGACTCTCCTATTAACATATAGGATAAGTTTTTCCAAATAGATAGCACTGACTTGTTTGCAATCTTATAAGAAAAACACCCTCCTTCCCTATTTTTTATATCTTCCCACATTGGGTTAATTCCATCTCGCATCAAAAAAAGCATACAATTTACTATCAGTTTATCGGGAATATTCTTATATAATGCTAATGCTTCCTCCACCGTTTCAAATGTAAACAATTTTTTATAGCTTTTTATTGACCAATCCGTATCATGTGGTAAATGTGCCCAAAGTGTCCATTTATCACTTAATTTATGGATTGTGCAGTTTTTGGCTGTAGTAGGAACAGATGGAGTGAACTGTCCTTGTTTATCTACGCCTGAAACTGAAATAGACTCCATATAATAATATAGTATTAATATATTTATATTGATACTATACATATATTTTATGCTATAATAATTTTATAGACCACTTAATAAAAAAAATCATACCAATTATTACTCTTCACAATTTCTTGTTGTTCAGTACTATCTATACTATCGTCAGTATCTGAATCATTCTTATCAATGTCAATTATTTTAAGTAAATTGTTCTCAACTAAAATATTATTCTTTCTAGTAATAACATATGGTGTCATTGTATTATCAAAAAATGTAATTGTATAATCTCTAACATATGTTTTATCGTGAGGAACGTTATAATGTTCAAACAACCACATCATAAATGGTTCAGTAAAGAGCTTATTACCTTCTATACAAAAGTTGTATGGTAATTCGACTTCTATTTTTTTAAATCTTCCGCCATTCTCCTTACAGAAACTATCGTTATCGGCAGCACTATCGTTATCGGCAGCACTATCGTTATCGGCAGCACTATCGTTATCGGCAGCACTATCGTTATCGGCAGCACTATCGTTATCGGCAGCACTATCGTTATCGGCAGCAGCCGTCGGCCATGAAATTGCTAAAGAATACATTTGATTTTTTGCAGGAACGGGGGGGTATATAATATTTGAAATAGAGTCAGCAACAACTATATCACATTTATTTGTATCATCATTAACCGGAGCAGTATACGTCATTAAATCTATATTATACCGGTCATAATGTTTAAGGGATTGAATCTGTTTTTCACCAATAATATTACCATATAATGTCACTATTTTCATAATTTTACCATTGGAAATATATTCAATACGGTGTTTATTTGTAATTATACCACTATATTTGAGAAGTTTCTTAAATGATTGACAAGTTTGGTGTAAAGTCGCAGAACATTTAATACTGTACCAAACAATAGTTCCATAAAATTCGTCCATGTCACGCAAAGACATGAGCGAATTTATTGTAAAAATCACTAAAGCATATTGTATCGTTGCAGGAATATAATTCTGAAAAAAATCCAACATGTATATATAAATAACAATACTTTTTATTTATATATAAATTATAATACATTTATTTGGGTAATATTTTGCCGTAGGCTGAGTTGTTAAAAGAAAACGTAACATCATAGATATACGTTATTAAGTTAATATCATATCACGCAGGGTTCATATTAATAATTATCGCAAGCGAAATCCCTTAAGTTCCTCCTGCTGCTGCTGCTGCTGCTGCTGCTGCTGCTGCTTGCTGTGCCGCTGTTGCTGCTGCTGCTTGCTGTGCTGCTGCTTGCTGTGCTGCTGCTGCTTGCTGTGCCGCTGTTGCTTGCTGTGCTGCTGCTGCTTGCTGTGCCGCTGTTGCTGCTGCTGCTGCTTGCTGTGCTGCTGCTGCTGCTTTTGCGTCTGTAGAGATCTTTGCTGCTGCTGCAGTTGCCTTAGCGGCAGAAGCCTTAGAATCTGCCGCAGCCTTTTCCGCGGCAGCAGCATATGCACTATGAATTTTGGCATTTGTATAATAATTTCTATCTAAATGTGTTGGATGTCCATAACTCCCGCGGGGATATGTGTTATAGTTCATCGGTTGTTTTCTTTTATAATATGTGTGTGTATGTCCATTATAATTAGTATCTATATCACTCGTTTGCTTATGTGAATGTTCTTTTGGATATTCTATATTATAATTAAGTTTTCCTGATGATGGCGATAATCCAAAAGTAAATAATAATACCGACGATACTATAGTCATCATAATAAATGGAATAAAAACTATAAACCATGATAACATGCTAAGCCCCATACTACAAAGCAAATTTAATATGACTGTAAATACAATCATAACTAAAAATTTAATAATTGCTGTATTATTAAATCCCTTAACTGTGTCTATAATAATATGTGTTATTGAAAAGGCGATATATAATAACGCCGGTGGGCAAAAATTATCTAACAACATTCTATATTATAATTATATATTATTTATGTAAAATCGCTTCGCCATTCTTAAACTCTCCGACAATATCACCTATGTCTTCATTTTCTAAAATTTTATACATATCCCCATTTTCATCATCATTTGTGTAAAATTGCACTGTCTTTCCGTCTATTTCTAATTCAACGATATATACCTCCTCTTCCTCAGCATCCTCGTCCTCATCCTCTGCATCCTCTTCCACATCCCCCCTCTCCTCGTCCTCTTCCTCAGCATCCTCTTCCTCAGCATCCTCGTCTTCTGCATCCTCGCCCTCTGCATCCTCTTCCACCTCCTCATCCTCGCCCTCTGCATCCTCTTCCACCTCCTCATCCTCGTCCTCTGCATCCTCTTCCTCTTCCTCCTCGTCATCCTCTTCCTCCTCTTCCTCCTCTTCCACCTCCTCCGCATCCTCCTCCTCAGCCTCCTCATCGTCTGAGCTATTAATATCTTCTTTTTCAGATAATTCGGTTGCACTAGGATTATTACCATCAAACCCGCGATCGATTACATACGAACCTTTACTATTATTTCCGAATCCTGCATCATACGTTAAATTAGCGTTATCATCGCTAGTTTCTGTTTCTACTGTATCCTCGTCTGATTCACTAGCATCACCAATAGCATTATAAAATGACTCCATCAGTTCTTTATTTTTAGTATTGTTCATGCTACTTGCGAATAAATCATTTTTATCATCATTTATATCATCATTCAGATGAACAGTTTTCATAATAGGATCACCCATTGGACTTTCTTTAGTGGTATCCTGCGGTTTTTCATTTACCTCAAGTGTGATTTTATTTTTTGATTGCATAGAATTTTCGATATTATGAAGCGCTAGTTTCAGTTCTGCGTTTTCTGTTACTAATTTTTGAAACTCGGGCAATTGCTTTAAAACACTAGAAATTACTTGGTGCTGATTCCTACGAGAATTATATTGCGACACGAAAGGCTGAAGCGTTGTTTTAATAGCGGTATTAATATTACTACTAATCGCATGTACAATTTTTTCTACTTCAGGCTCAATATCGCTATCACTGTCGACGATATCAATTGTATGTTTAGCGTGAGCACTAGCATGAGTACTAGCATGAGCACTGCGTTCTTGTTTGACAAATACTACTTCTGGTCCCAACATATTATAATATAAATGCTGCATTCGTTTAATATCATTTGAAATAAACTATAGCTATTATATGGGCGATAAAACTGCGTCTTCTTATGAACCAATTACAGAAACAGTTCGTCAACAAATAACAGAAATAATAAAACGTCAAACGGATTACGATGATGAAACTATAAAAAGTAAACTCGTGGAACATAATAACAACGTTATAGATATTATACGCGAATATATGAATCCAACCAATAAATCTCTACTTAAAAACACAATTACACCTAAAACAACTAACCAAAAGGTATATTATGAAATAAGAAAACTAATGGATGATGCTAGCGAAGCTTATCGAAAGAAAAAGGAGTTAGAATCAAACCAATAATAATATTTTATGTTTATATAAGGGGTTTTCTATATACCGTATATTGCATATTGTATTTTATTTTCCAGAAAATGTCTCTTCTACAATATCTTTTTTTGATTGAACTGTTACTTTTCGACGTATATTATACGTTCCGCTAGACATTACGCCTGAATTCAAAAATATGCTATTATCATCATATAACTCAGGCAATATACGTGTCAATGGTTTATCTATAACAAGTAATAATCTCTCATTAGTTAATAATTTTCTATACTCTTGTATAGATAAATTACCATAAAATTTATTTAACATATAGTGTGGGGGAGGTGCAGGTTTAATATTGGTATTATAATTATATATTTTACTATATAAATAATTGAGTAGATGATATCTCTCAAACTTAGCCGAACTATCTATTGATTCCTTAAATAAAAATGCTGTAGCACATTCCGGGCTACAAAAACACCCATAGCAGTGGTAGGTGCCACTTAAATTAAATTTGGGTATATATATTGGCGGATTATCAAAGTCATATGTGCACCAAAAGCATGCGGCTTTCTCGTTAATTATTTCATTAGTATGTAATTGTGAAGCTAATAGTAATAATTTTTCGGATAATTTACTATTATTATCTTTATAATTTATAGTTTTTTTTTTTACATTTTTAAATGTTAAGTCTTTATCTAGTAATGTAGACATTTTATTATGATTTAAATTAAATGTGACCACATTATCGGGTATATTATAGCCACATTCAGGAGTATTATTTAAATCTTGAATCTTACATTTTAAATGCAATATGATATTTTGAATTAATGTGGTATTATTATTATCATTCTTGTTAGGTATTATAAATTTTCCTCCTCGTGGTTTTCTACCACGTTTTTTTGGGGGCGGTTTAGCCTTTTTTTCGATATCAATATCTTCGCTTTGGATTTTTTTTTTTCGTCCTCTTTTTTTAGGGATTTTAATTTCTTCTATATTAGAAGTAATAGTATTGGTAGCAATATCTTTTTTAGTATCTTTTTTAGTATCTTTTTTAGTATCTTTTTTAGTATCTTTTGTCATTGCTATTTACTATTAACTATTAACTATTAAATAATTTATATTGTTTTTATATATATTATATCGTTATAATCATAAATTTATTATATAAACACTTATTAAAATATTATTCATGGGTAACAAAAAACATAAACGCAAACAACAAACAAAACAAAACGCTGAATGTACAGAAGTTAAATATAATACTAAACCACGTGTAAGTGTATGCACTCCGACATTTAATCGACGCCCATTTATTAAAGCAATGATTCGATGTTTTGAACACCAGGATTATCCAAAAGAATTACTAGAATGGATTATTATAGATGATGGAACAGATAAAATAGAAGACCTGGTTATGCATATACCACAAGTGAAATATTTTAAATATGATAAGAAAATGCCACTTGGGAAAAAAAGAAATCTTATGCATGAAAAAACCTCCGGTGATATTTTGGTTTATATGGACGATGATGATTACTATCCGCCAGACAGGATTTCGCATGCTGTTAAACGATTGCAGTCTGCACCAAATGCATTATGTGCCGGGTCTAGTGAATTGTATTGTTTTTTTAAAGACATTAATAAAATGTATAAATTTGGACCATATAGCCAAACACATTCTACTGCTGGAACATTTGCATTTAAACGAAAACTATTATCTATTACGAAATATGATGAAGATGCTTGCTTAGCCGAAGAAAAACAATTCTTACACGACTACACAATTCCATTTGTACAGTTAGATCCAATGAAAACGATTCTAGTATTTGCTCATGATCAAAATACTTTTGATAAGAGAAACCTGCTTAAAAATCCAAATCAATTTGTAAATGAAAGTAAACTGGCGGTAACAGATTTTATTAGCGATAAAATTCTTATTGATCTATATATTAATACTATACCTGGAGAAATAACAAATTATGCTCCTGGAAGGCCGGAAATGAAACCTGATGTGATAAAACAAATGGCAAAAATGACAAAAGAACGCGAAGAGATGGCACAACAACATCAACAACAAATGCAACAACAAATGCAACAACAAATGCAACCACCACAAATGCAAAATAATATTCAGCAAAATCCTGCCGACCAATTAACACAAGTAATTGTCCAACAAGACGATGGAACACCACGGCAACTTACGACTTCAGAGGTTGTTAACATACTAGAAGAACAACAAAATAAGATAAATGAATTATCAACCCTTCTAATGAACCGCGACCAGCATATCAAGCGTATGGAATTAGTTTCAGCATAATGAAATCATAAATAAATATAAATATAGTTAATTAATTATAATAAATTAACTATATTTATTTCAAAAAATTGAACTGGATAATACTAGGAATATAATACTATAATATGCCGTCTTCTAACATGACAAAAACCACTGTGCATGGAATTGATGTCGATTCTCAGACAAAGCCACAAAGCAAGTCAATGAAACGCATGTATTATCCATCTAACCAACAAGGTCGTTTTATTGTAAATGCAGTGACTGGTGATACATATCCCTGGAAAAGTAACTCAATCAATTCACTGCGTCTCTTCCGCGTGGTAGATTCCACTGGTAAATGCGACAATCAGGGGTATTATGACCGGAAAGGAAATCACAGTGAAAGCTTCAATAAAGATCCTAATATTTTATACTATGATGGACCAAATGAGTATATGTCTCATCGTAAAACTAAAGTTTCTCCTATGTTAATTAGCGAATGGAATGAAACGCGGAGGCTACTATTTGCCAATGGTACCGATTTAAACCTAGCGGTATATCACAAACTCAAAGCTCTTGGAAAAATTACGGCGACGCTGAAGCAATAATTATACACAATGAAACTTGTCAATATAACGATAAATTCTAGATAAATCTAATTTTGTCAAATCATTATAACTGTGCATATCTAATATTTCGATTTCCGAATATTTTTCACGGAGTTGTGTGAAGTATGTTATAACGTCTTTTTTATCGAGTCCTAGTTTTTGACATAAATTTTGCATAAAAATTATATTATTATATTCGGTACTATATTTTGTGAGAACTTTTGTAAATCGAAACTCTTGTTTATTTACAGTATTATTATTCAATAGAGCGGGGTTTTTCTCGTTCCATTCATGAAATATATGATTACAGTAAAATGTTTTAATGATAGAACTTAATTCGCTCAATTGCCATATTTGCTTTTTAAAAATAATTCTGTCAAAATTATCTGCATAACTAATGCATTTGAGAAGTCGTTTATATAATGGAAATCGTTCATGTGGAGGCAATTTATCTATATAATCTATACTATTTTCATGCCATAATAATCCTATGATTGTTCTGTCTGTTTCATTCATAAAAATATTGTGTTTATCAATTGGAATATAATTATTCAATAGCTCTTTGGCACTGTCTTTTGTATCTTCACTATATGATTTTTTTTTAAAGATTTTATCCACAATTTCTGACGTTAGCATATTATTTTCAGTATTATAAATATTATATAGCAGTGTTAATTTGCGCAAATCGCCCTCCAAAAATTCCGCTATATTGTGGTTTAATTCTGTTGATAAACATGGCATTAATTTAGAAACAATTATACCTGTATTTACCGTGGTTGGTGTCTTTAATTCAAAAACACTACAAACTTTCATTAATTCTCTAATTTTTTTATCTACATAATAACTCCCTATACAAATGATTGGATTTATTGTAGAGTTTTCTAATTTTTGTTTCTTCGTTTTTTTTGGACGAATTAATTTAATTAATGAACTCATTCCCCCTTTGTCTCCTGTCTTCATTCCATCAATTTCGTCCATAACAATAGCGATGGGTTTTGTTTGATTATTAAAAATACTAATGATGTTATTCTCTGCCATAGTATTCATTGTAATGGATTCTATTATAGATTTATTCCTGATATCTCCTGCATTATACATAATTACATCATATCCCATCTCTTTTAATATTGCATTTGCTAAATACGTTTTTCCACTACCAGATGAACCATATATATATATACCTCTACCGCACGCAATATTATTTTTATTTTTTGATATATTTGCCAAACATTCTTTTATTTGACTAATTAAACCAGTTCGGCATAATATATTATTTATATTTATTTTTTCCATATTGTATGTTTTGTTCTCACGTTTTTATGCTGTTTTTCTCTATCAGCATTATTCATATTATTCTTAGCGTCTAAAACAATTTGTCGGCATTTTTGCGAATTCGTATCTATACAAAACTGTAAAATATAACTTACATAATTATTATATATTGAATTTTGAAATCTGTATAACCTCCAAGTATTCCAGGTATCAAAATGTTCTTTTGCAATATATTTAAATATGAAATCTCTCTTATTACGAAGCGCATCTCGGATAAATGCACTATAATCTCGGTGTAGTGTTTTTATAAGCATAGTGTGATGGTGCTCTATATACAATGGTTTTGTTAATAACGATAATGTGGGTGGGCAAATATATGAAAAAATATTATTGGTTTCATCATCACCAAGTAGCATGATACGCTGCAGTAAATCCATTATATAATTATATTCTATAATAATAATCTATAATAATAATCTATAATAATATTCTATAATTATATTCTATAATAATATTCTATAATAATATTCTATAATTATTTACACGCATTCACATTATTTGTCACACCATCCCACGTTATATTACACCCTGGATTCATCGCCCATTTTTGTTTGTTGCACATACCATCCGCGCCTGTCCAATGTGGACTATTTGTAAAATTCATATTACCATGGCAATTCAGTTCCCCTATTTTTTTACTATTCACACAATTGTTTCCACTGATGTCCCAATAATCTGGGCACATCGCCACAATTGGTGGGAATTTTTGATTATATTTGCTATTTGCTATACTAATGCCTATCATTACCAATGCGATAATTAATAATATAATCGCAACGCCTAAAATTATTTTTCTAAATGTCATCATTATATACTTTAATAAGATTTTTAATAAGATTTTTTCCTCGTATATTTTCTATATCCTATATATAATGAGTAGAATGATTAATGGTCGAGTGAATATTATTACTCCTGATACTTCTACTTTACTTTCTATGCAAGATCGTAATCCGATAGATAGTGGAGGGACTTCATTTCGAGAAGCAATGACAGGCAATTGGTATAATACCAGCTTATCAGATGCTTTTTTTTCCGCTCAAAATATTGCTTTACTCCAGGGCGCCATTAAATATGGCGTATATAAGCGCTCAAATAGTCAATATGTTATCGACAAACAAGATCCCGATGTGTTAAAAATTATTATGCGAAGTATCTTTTTACAATATTCTAAAAATAATGCACAAGACATTAAGGGACAAATAGAAGCCCTAAATAAACTTGTCCTAGATTATGCCATCCCACAAGTTTATGGAAGCGCGCAAGGTTATATTAAATATAAACACGATGCCAGCACTTTAGTCGTTCCGCTGTCTAATCCTGTCATGTCCAAAACGAATGATAAACAATTGTTGTTGAAACCATGGTTCTAACTTATGAGCATTATGGTTTGAATTATATATATATATATATATATATATATATATATATATTGTAAAAATAATTCTCTTTATGTATAGTATAATGCCATCTAGGAAAGTCAGCATGCGCAGTTCTTTAACGAATAAAACTAGTATTTTTGGTATCATGGGCGGGTTATACCCTCGTAAAATCTCTGGCAGAAGTAGTATGAATCGTGTTACCTCGCGTTTAGAAATTCCTGCCAGTGCTGCCGCTGGATATGAATACATGAAAATGCATAATCTTCTATCTAGAAATCCTTTAGGCAGTGGTGGTGTAGGAAGAATGTTTACTGTTCGACCTCGTGGCAGTGGTTTAGGAAATGTAAAGACTACTACTAAGCGTTTAGGAGATAGTTTGGGTATGTACGGCGACTGCATCCCGAATGGCGAGTATTGCGGTGCCCCTGACGGAGCAGATCGGGGCTGCTGCTTTCATTGCACGGATCCAACCCAATGGCCCGCTGATGGTGGCGGTCCGTGGTGCACACAGACGCCTCCTTCTAAGAGTTTAGGAGATAGTTTGGGAGATCCAGGAGGGGGCTGCATCGCGAATGGCGAGGAGTGCGGTCCCCCTAACGGAGAAGATCGGGGCTGCTGCTTTCATTGCACGGATCCCACTCGGCCCGCTGATGGTGGCGGTCCGTGGTGCACACAGACGCCTCCTTCTAAGAGTTTAGGAGATAGTTTGGGAGATCCAGGAGGTGGCTGCATCGCGAATGGCGAGGAGTGCGGCCCCCCTAACGGAGAAGATCGGGGCTGCTGCTTTCATTGCACGGATCCCACTCGGCCCGCTGATGGTGGCGGTCCGTGGTGCACACAGACGCCTCCTTCCATTTAATTAACATATTATCTGCCACAAAAGACAATGTGTAAAGTTGACCATAATCTCTACCAGTGCATATCCAACACGTGCTTGTCGACGGGGATCGGCGTGTCCCAGGCACTGTGCAAGGCAAACTGTGTCTCCTAACTGCACGGCGTCGTCGCGCTTGAGGCTTGATGAGCGATGACAGACATCAGCGCAAGGGTTCAACCAAGGCAGTGGTTGGGTGCCGGACGAGAGCGGGACCCTACGCTGCGCCTCCACCTCATGTTACATGGTCGATGCCACCAACCCCGGTCACCACAGGAGTTGCATGAAGAACAACGGCACCGATAGGGCGGGTTGCAGTTCTTAGATTAAGGAATTTCCATTTTTGGAAAATAAAATAAAATTATATAATATACTTGCTATGCAAAGAGCTACAAAGTGGCTAAACAAGGCTCGGTTAATATCCAAGCTCATGGAAGATTTTAAAGAGCGGGATATAAAGCTCTGGACCGGAGACTACAACAATCTAGATCTCCCAAGCACAGCCATGCCGACATTAAGACAGTTTTTAAAAACTGAGAGCAGCCGCGTAACACGCGACCAATATAGAGCAATGGCGGTGGCACAAATTGCTGAAAATGAAGCGGAAGTAGTGGAGCGAGTGCAGCTGGGGGCGCGAGTAGCGGCGCAACGGGAGATGGAGCGCCAGCGTGAGCGGCGATGGCTTGAATACGCTGTGCGAGCTGGCTACGACAACTATCTGCGACTTGAGCACGCCGAAATATATAATCAAGATGTTGAGAGGCGTTTGAGGGAAGAAGAATTGAGTATAAGAGATATTGAGGGAGTTGACCTGCGTGAGAGGGCGAGGAGATACGGACAGCGACGGTCCCTTGCTCGACAAATGTTAGCAGAAGCTGATGCGGGCGGTGGCTGGAGGGGCGAGCAAACAAAACATAAAAGACCCCATAAAAATAATAAGAGCAGAAGCAGGAAAAAAAGCAGAAAAAGTAGAAAAAGTAGAAAAAGCAGGAAAAGTAGAAAAAGCAGGAAAAGTAGAAAAAGTAGAAAAAGCAGGAAAAATCGTATAAAATCATATAAAAACAGGAAAAATAATAAAAATATTATATTAAAATCTTATTAAAAATAAAAATATTATAAAACATGAATATTTTTATTATAAACAACTACAAGGAAACCTACTTTACTTTTTCTTCATCTTTAGCTTCTTCGGAGACGTACTTTTCACAACAGGCTCACTGCGTTTATGTTTCACATACTCCTCGCGCAGCACTGCTAACTCCTCCAACCAGATTTGCTTCTCCGTCTTGCCTTCCAGAAGACTGATGGCAGCAAGAGTATCCTTCTTCTCTTGCAGAATTTTCTCCACATTTTCCTCAGTGACACTATCCATCGGCATCCGCACAAGATATTTATAATCATCATCATCATCCACCATATCATATCCTGACTCTGTCAAGATGGTATTTACCTCCGCCTTCTTTTTACGACGCAAGTCAAGTGTGTCTTCCAGCACTTCACTAATAAAGCGTGCCTTGTTGGATTGAATCTTCGCCTTTTCCCGGAGTGCTTTTAGCTGCGCTGCCTTGCGCACCACATAAACACCATGCCGAATCCTAATATAATAATCAGCAATTTCCTCTGCTGTGTTAAATTTCTTTAGCTTCTCGCACTCATCAAAGACATGCATGTTGTTGGTCGACCGCGTTGTAAACAGCTTTAGCAGTTTTTCCAGCGCATTGCAGCCATTCTCAATTTGCTCTGCATGCAATTTCTTTACCATGCCTGGTGAAAACGTTACTGTAATATCAACTGTTACATCTGTGCTCATGTCCACATAATCACGCACAGTGCTTGCATGTTTGCGCTGCGAGGTCTTGGGTTTATCCTTCGTGCTAGACTTTTGTGTTCCAGCATCAATGAGCCCCTCAATAAACTGCTTGTAATTATCGGTCCATGTGCCGACTGGAAGCTCTGTAATGCGGATTTGCTTATCACTAATAATCTCGTATTTCCCCTTGATCATGAATTTATCGTCTGAAATTGGTGTAATTGTTCCTTTAAAGCCATGATAATATGGCATGATACGCAGCTTATCTGCATGTTTGTCGCCACAAAGCTTCGCAGAAATATAATCGATAATGTGCAGAGGGTCGTGAGCCATAACCTCAGAACTAAACCCTGTGCCAATTCCCTTGCTACCATTCGCAAGAATCATCGGAATAAGAGGAACATAATACATCGGCTCGACTGGAGTACCATCATCATCCAGAAATTTCAGCACTGCGTCATCTGCCTCTGGAAATATCGCTCGTGCCAGAGGATGCAGTTGTGTGAAGATATATCTTTCCGATGCAGAATCATTGCCGCCTTGCAACCGCGTGCCAAACTGACCCTTTGGCATCAACAAATTAATATTGCTCGAGCCGACAAAATCTTGTGCCATGGCAACAATCGCACCATTTAAGCTCGCCTCGCCATGGTGATAGCAGCTGATTTCCGAAACAGAACCGCTAAATTGCGCCACCTTGATTTCGTGAGTGAGTTTGCGTTTAAACGCAGTATAAAGAATTTTTCTTTGACTTGTCTTGAGACCATCCACCAAATTGGGGATTGAACGGTCACAATCGTATTTTGAGAAATGAATCATCTCCTTCGCAATAAATTCCTCATATGTCACATTTTCTTGATTGGTGTCAAGATACAAATCGCGATTGTAACCACCCAGCCACTCCTTGCGGTCATTCGCACGCTTCTTATTAAATACAGAATCAATCGCCTCGCGCGATCCCACTCCAGTGCTAACAAATTCTACAGATTTTTTGTGTTGAAAATACTCTTTAAATTCTTTGCTTGTGCTCGTGCCAAGCCCCTTGTAATATTTAATTTTCCAACCTTTCATATCATTTTCTTCCTTCCACTCCTCATATTCCCCGTCATTATAAAACAGTTTTTCTTGTGCACCCTTGCGCGCTTTCAAAATAGGCGTATTCATGAAACCCATGAAACCAGGAATGTCAAGTAAAGATTGCCACTGCGCATCAAACAAATTAATGCCAAGGCCCTTGATGTGACTGCCATCCAAATCCTGGTCAGTCATGAAAAGGACTTTGGAATAACGAAGTGTGGTGCGTGCGCTTTCCGCATCATATTTTTTGCCGGTTTCCAAACCCAAAATTTGCTTGATTTCAGCGATTTCCTTGTTTTCCATAATCCTCTTTATTTGCTCGCCACGCACATTCAGCAACTTTCCTCGCATAGGATAAACGCCAATCACATTGCGATCTTCCTTCGACAGACCAGAAACAATGCCTGCCTTCGCTGAATCTCCCTCACACAAAATAATTGTGCAAAGTTCACTTTTTTTAGTTCCTGCAAAATTTGCATCAATCAATTTAGGAATACCGCGAATGCTTTTGCTCTTTGTGCCATCCGTCTTTTTTGCTGCACAGTGTTGTTTTACTTCGGTCAAAGCGCAGGCTGCATTCATCACACCCATCTTGGCGATTTGCTCAATAAACTTATCGCTGACATTGCACGACGACCCAAATTTGTTGGAAGGCGTGTTCATGCAATCCTTTGTCTGGCTATCAAAAGATGGATTATCCACGTCACAACGCACAAACAACATAAGCTGCTCCTTGATTGTGGTCGGCTTAACATCAATCTTTTTCTTCTTTTTAATGTAAGCTGTCAGCTTGCGCACGATTTGTCCAAGAATATAATCCACGTGCTTGCCGCCCTTGCCGGTGAAAATGCCATTCACGAAAGACACCTGGGTAAACTCGTCACTTGGCGCCAAACACACAGCATACTCCCATCGATCATGCGTCGTTTCATATGCGCGAGGTCCACCGCCTTCTGCTGATTTACCAATAAACATATCTACATAATGCTGAAAATGTTTGACAGGAACGACCTCGCCATTATATTTTACCCGCACCTTTTTATCAGTCACTGCAGCAATATCATAGACGCGCCGACGAAATAACTCCATCATGTTTTTCGATAATCCCGTCAAACCGAGGCGCGCATAATCAGGCTTGAACGATACAGATGTGTATGGCTTGTTTTTGCATTTTCGAATGGATGGCTTCTTAATAACATCCAGATTGTTTTCGAACTCCTGAACATATTTTAGTCCTCGCACATGGTCAATCGTCTCGATTTTTCCCCATGTCGACCAAATAAGCACCAATTTGAACCCGAAACCATTTTTGCCACCAACAGTTTTCTTTTCCGTTTTGTCATAGTTCGTCGATGTACGAAGATGACCGAAAATCATTTCAGGAATCCAAATATCGTGTTCAGGATGTTTCTCGACATCAATACCATTTCCATCATTCGTGAGCGTGATTACACCATCATCACTAATGCTAATGTCGATGTATGTCACGGGTAGCGAATCAGGTTTTCCAGATGAAATTGCTTGCGCCATGCGAACTTGGTGATCACGAGCGTTTACAACGGCTTCATCAAACAGCTTGTATAATCCTGGAATAATGTCGATTTTCGATGGAACGATTTTGTTGGTGGTTTCATCGTAAACGTATGTGTCACATTCGGTGGTTTCCATCGTTCCAGTGTAGGTATCTGGCGTATCGAGAACATGTTGCTTGTCGGTCTTCTTTTGATATTTGTGTGCAAGAGAAGATGATGTTTCGGAAGCCATCTTCGATTTATCAGAAGCCATCTTCGATTTATCAGAAGCCATCTTCGATTATGTGATTCGTTTTTATTTCTCTAAGTTGATTCAATTTTATATTTCCTTTTATAAATTTCCAAAATATATACTTTTTATAAAAAGAGTATATATTATATGCGCGTCCCTTTTCGAATAGATTCTGCTCGATGTAAAAAATGCCCAGCATTAGTAAAAGCACCAAAAGCACAGACGACACAGGCATCGAGGCGTTCGGAACAACTTAGATTAAATAAAGGAAAACCAACCACTGTAAACGCTCCATTAAATTACTTTAAACAGCGGGAAGGTGGACCCAACAAGAGTTGTTTAAGGCCACATAATTCGTTTAAATAAATGAATTTTATAGTAATATTGTTCAATTTATATTCCCATAACTTTAATTCTCGCTAGACAACATTATACTATTGATGTTATTATTTCCATCATTGTATATGATTATTTCTATCAATATAATTTATCTTTTATTTAGGAAAATATTTTTTTCTTTAGATAAGTTATAATGACTAAACGCGTTTCTAAAGGTTCTGACGGCAAATACCACATCAAAGGGCGAAAATACGAGCTTCTTATTGGCTCACGTGCACAGGTACACCATGGCACGGCTTACAAAACCGCCGGTGGTCTCACCAAGGAGAAAATTCTCATGAATAAAAATGGTCGCATTGTATCACGAAAAAAACACGCCACTGCCAAGAAGGAAAAGCGCCTTGAGAAAGCCGGGTACTTTACCAAAAAGGGGACGTTTGGTGCTGTGCGCAAGAATGGTAAGAACGTGACAAGGCGCCGCCGCCGCCGCCGCCGTTAAATCATCTTAATATAACGAATCATATCCTTCTCTACCAATTGTTTGATATAATACCATATTCGTCTATTACATCGCCGCATTCTTCTCTCGAAACTATTTCAAAATATCGTTTACTCACTATATAAGGATATTTTGCATGATTTGTGTAATGTTCATATGCACTATACAACGACAATACATTACTCGACTGTTGCGCACAATTTTTATCCTTATACATTTCTAATGCATGTGATACCGATGTATGCTTGTCCCAGAGAGAACACTTGATATTCATAATATATTTGTTATCTGTAATTTCAATTTCAGGATAAAAATGCTTTACAAAAGCAATAACCGTATCTTCTGTTAGATCACTGCAATGTTTTTTAAGCCATATACGAAATAAAGTAGTAAGTTCATCCACTTTATATTCCAAATAAATACACGAGGTATTTTCATTTCCTCCATTGGTGGTGGTTATCGTTTCTTCCCAAAACTCCATAAATGAGGAAACTATGGGTAAATGTCGACTTGTTACATTTAAAAAACACTCGCACTCTTCATCATAAGTTAATTTTTCGCGAAATATTTGTTTTACTTGTTCATGAAAAATAATATTTGGCATATCGTGTTCTTCCAAATATTTTTTCCAAAGAAAAATCATATTTTTTGTTGTAATGGAAACGTGTAATCCAGCATGTAAAGATTTTTCTATAAAGGACTCTACCATTTTATGTGGGGTAGATATACAAATACTTTTTACATATTCAACTAATGATGGATCGCTACACTGTTCTAAATATAAATCACTCATTCCATAGCGTTTAGAGTAATGCGCAGCGACGCATAAAATATCTATCATATATCTGGTCATATCATATGATATTGGAATGGCTTCCGTATAATTTTTATGTTTCGTGTGCACCAACCTACACAATTTATATTCATGGTCGTAAAATTTATATTTAAAGCAATGGAAGATATTACCTAATCCAAAATGCTCTGTGCAATAATATGATATTTCTTGTAGAATTAATTTCATATAAGGAGAGATGATGTAAAATAAATGATTTGTTTTTTTCCCACAAATACAATCACCTATAATAGTTAAAAAATACTTTACTTCGCTACGTGAATGAAATAATGCCGGATAAAAATACCCTATTACCGATTGAATTGTAGCCGATTCGGGAATAACATTCATTGGTGATTTTTGTTTTATCTTGGATATCAAATCATTATTTGTTCTATATTTCCATGGCATAAGTTTTTTCTCAGCAGAAATTCTAGACAAAATTTTATATAATATGTCATCTACACTGCAACCTATAAAATGACATCCATCATATTCTAAAAATAATTCACTGTGTGCACAATAGTAATATCGATGCTTTAGCATAAATGTATCTATAAATTGTGTATATTCATCTGTAAGTCGTTGTTTCCTCTCTATGCGATCCGTATATTTTTTCTCTTCAACTTTTAATGTATCAGGTAGAAGCTGATTAATATGTGTTTCTAATCGAGAAAGCATGTATGGCGACGATTTATACTCTTCAATAAGAGTCTGGAGAGAAAAAAACGTGCTACTCATCAAAATATAATAATATATATAATACATTATTATATTGTTTAATACATTTGTCATTCTATCACATATTCTATCACATATTGTATCTCATATTATCATGACGACTTGGGTTTTCTATATGTTGCGTATATAAACCATACCCACATCCCTATTGCCACCCCACCACCGGCAATACCACCAAAGGATAAAACCATATATAATGAAAATAAGAATATTAATGTTGGTATATTACATTCCCATATTTTACGAATAGTTTTAAATCCGGTAAGTTTCGCATCTGCTAAATATGCAATACCCGGCAAAGGCAGACCGACCATAAAAGTTCCAATCATTTGAATATATTGGGCAACTGTTATACAAAATACAAGAACCCACGTTATGGGAATAAATAAAAATAAAATCCCATATATTGGATCTGCGATAATTGCCTGAACAAGTGTGACTATTGGAGCAACTCCAGCAAGAATAAGTAGTAATCCAAATAAGATACTTTGAAAAAACATATTATTCCAAATACTCGGGTGAGATTTAACAAAACCCGTTTGTAAATAGGCTTTCAGCCATCCGCGTAGAATGTTATATGATCTACTTATTGTCAGTTTTATCCACGACTGAAACCCGAGGCCTGGTATTATTTTTAACCACTTTTTTTGATTTTCACCTGGCAGATCGGGAGCCCACTCTTGCAATGTTCTTATGAACGGCTCTCTTGCACTATTTAAAGGTCCCTTCATCTTGCTATTGTAGGCATCACCATCCCAAGGAGTCAAATTTCTTGGATAGTCCTCGCAATTTAATATTCCACCTCCTCCTTGTGGATCAGGGATTGTTGGGAAAAACATATCGAGTTGGTCGTTATTCAATGTTTTAAAATAAATAAAATTACCCATAATTATTGCGAAAGCTATTACTTGAAGTATACCTATTACAAAACTAATTCCTAATGCTTTCCACGTTTTTGGGTGTTCTAGAACTGGCGTATCATCTTCTTTTTCTACGACAGCGTTCGGCGTAATTGCGTTGTTCGATGCATCGGTTGACATATTATATAAATACTGATATTATAATCTCCTAATATTATTATAATAACATCATAATATTATAATCTCCTAATATTATTATAATAACAGTATAATAACAGCATAATATCAGTATACTGCTTGCAAAAGCATTTATTTGCTAAATACAATATTATCTTGCATACATTAACCCCGCATTTCCAGATTCAAATGTCAATATGTTATATCTCTCTTCCATCACAATTAAATCGTATGTATAATCATATATTCTCCACACAGGTTTGTTCACACCTATAACTGTCCCAGCGCCATCACATATTGTCATTGTTTTTGCTTCCGGATCTAATGGAGGCGCATAAGTCGTAAATTCAAATTCAATCTTATTAAATTTACTCATGTTCATTGCTCCACTAGGCTGAAAGTCGTTTGGTGTGCTAAATAATCCAAAATTATAACAATAAAGACCGTCTTTTCCGTTTCCTGATGTCCGCGTGTATTTTTCTACATAATTTAATACGCCTGCGTCTAACGTGTTCTCTCTATATTTTCCATCTAATACTAAAGCCCATGTAAGCATAATCTCCTTTTGATTTTCAGGATTAAATGTCCCTGATAATTTATAATTCGTTGGGACATTCGGGGGCACCGCCGCCGGCGGTGCCTCTACTAATAATGAAGGCTGTTGATTTTGGGTGGCGGAACCATATTCATAAAAATCTGTTCCCTCAACATTCTGTGGCAAATAATCATATGGCCAATTGCTATAATTTGACCACTCGTTGCGCAAATGTGCGTCCGTTCTCCTAAAAAACCACATCCAATTCGAAACCATTCCTAAACTATTCAAGTCCACCTTATTAGAACCAACTACATTATTAAATGAATGTGTGTAGGCTTCTTTAATAAGATATTTTTGCGGCTTTTCAGCAAACACTCTCACCTCTTCTTCTGTCAAAAAAGCATAGGTGCTCAGTAAATGTATATCTGCCGCCCAATCTGTGCGTTTATCCACATATACTTTTCCTTCTCGAAGATCATTTATATCGGCAAAGTTATCTTTGGTAGGAATCGGTTGCAAAAACCGATAAAATTGAAAAACTGCATTATTACAGTCAGGTTTTATATATGGTCCGGGACCATATATACTTTGACCAGGTGCTCCGGGTTTAACATTATAAATATTCTCGACATCTCTTATCATAAATAGCTCGTTTATGGAGCGCATTTCTACTTCAATATTTAATTCATTGTATTGTAAACTCACCAAAGGAAATGCCATTTTCGCTGCTAATGTAAACCAAATATTTAATGGAATAAATAATTTTCTGGCTCGAATAGATGGTTCAGGTCCCATTACATTATATTTCTCTCCCTTCACCGGCCACACATTAGGATATTCGTTTTTTCTTCCAAAAGCATTTGCCGGGTCATTCAATTCATCGACATTGCCTGTCATTTTATAATACAAATCTTTTTTTGCATTATCAAAATCGCGTTCGACTAAATTATACAAATGATCTCCCGTGTATTCTTGTATGACCTGTCCACCGACGATGAATTTAACACGCTTGATCATCTGCGTCCCTAAATTTTTTATCCATTTAAATTCGTATGGACACCATTCACTGGTTTTATCTATTTTTGTTTTAGGACCACACACATTTACATTCTCTTTGCAATCAGGTCCACCATTGTCACATGGGTTATCACACTTAATACCGTTGTCAGGCGCAGTTACCCCTTCAAGTTCATACCTCTGTACAGGATTAGCAGGAGAAGGAGGAGGAGGAGGAGGATTATCAGGAGGTAATATAGGACTCCATATTGTCGGCAAAGTTACAACTAAATATGTATCCATTAATAGATCACCATATCGAGGAACTTTAAATGTAAATGTGGATGCTTCCGTCATACGTAAAGAACGCGCACCGTCGAAATCAAGTCTAAATTTTTGTAGACCAAAATTGGTGTATTTTGCATAAGTACACTTGAAAAAAGTTTTTGATGGATTACCATTTAATATTACATTTTGCGCGCCATAAGACACTAAATTTAATAAGCCACCAGGCATCTTATATATATCGTGGTATATTATTTAACTGTAATTTAAGTTATATATTTTTATTTAGGGTTATCTATTTATTCGGATTATCCGCATCGTATAATTAAAGCTTTTTTTGTAAATAAATTAATCTTATCAATAAGTATATTAATGGCAACGCCAAGTGAGACTTTTCGTGCTGCAGCAGCAACCGCAACAAATTATGCAACAAATTATGGGGTTTGGATTATGTGGTGGGTCATTGTAATACTTCTTGTTTCATGGATAATTAACAAAGGTCGCTTAGCAGGAAAAGAAGGCAGCAACTGCACTACTATGAATACCGTATATAAAGTATTTCCACCAATTTCTACAGTAAATACTAGCGCCAGCGGATACAAATTTGGTCTGCGCGATTACTATATAAAAACCGCTTATAATTGTTGCAGTGCAGGATACTACAAAAATGATTTTGTGAATATATGTGCCCTAAATAATTGCATTCGAGCAGGGGCAAGATGCCTTGATTTTGCAGTATATTCCGTAGACAATCGACCTGTTATTGCGGTTTCATCAATGGAAGACTATTCTACAAAGGAAAGCTATAACAGTGTTCCATTTGGTGAAGCGATGGAAGCTATCGCAAATAATGCGTTCGCCTCTGGTAAAACAACATGTGCAGGCGACCCACTTCTTATTCATTTACGGATTTTAAGTAACAATAAAAAAATTTATACGGAAATGACAAAAGATATTTACAACTCACTACAACCATATATATTGGGAAAAGAGTATAGTTATCAAAATCACAATAAAAATTTGGGAGCGACGAATCTTAACGAACTTAAGGGTAAGGTAATTATTATGGTAGATAAATCAAATCCACTATTTATTGAGACCCCTCTCGATGAATATGTTAATATTGCTAGTGGAACACCCTATATGTGGATTAAAAAATACCATGACGTAAAATATACACATAATATGGAGGAATTAATTACACATAATAAACAATATATGACTATTTGTTTGCCAGATGTAACAACAGATACCAAGAATCCTTCTATGTTACTATGTAACGGGTATGGGGTTCAGTTGGTCGGCATGTCGTTTCAAAATTTTGATTCAAATATGGAAGCAGCATCGTTATTCTTTAATAGCGCCGGCTCTGCATTTTCACTAAAGCCTGAACGATTGCGGTATATTCCCGAGACTGTCGCTGCTCCAAGTGCCCAAGATCCAAAGTTGAATTTCGCGGCGCGGCGGTCCACCGGCCTAACACGTACGGCGGCGGGGGAATGGTCGTTTTAAAAGATAACATCTCATGTCATTTTTCTATATTATATTTATTATTATATATATATATAATATACATATGTCGCAACATAATACTCACCAGAAACTGTCATACGAAGAACGCGAATTAGAAATATTACGACAAGCAGTAGATCGAGCACAAGAGCGCTCGCAAAAAACAATAGTTAATTCTGACGAAGTTAAAAAAATCATTGTTATTGTAGAGAAGTTCCTACAGAAGAACAAGTGTGTTTGTTATGGAGGAACTGCAATTAATAATATTCTTCCCACTTATGACCAATTTTATGACAAAAGCGTTGAAATTCCAGATTATGACTTTTTCTCTCCATCCGCGCTTGAAGATGCGAAAGAACTTGCCGACATTTATGCCAAAGAAGGATATACTGACGTCGAAGCTAAGGCCGGCGTACATAAAGGCACATTTAAAGTTTTTGTGAATTTTATTCCGGTGGCTGATATAACTGATCTAGACAAGGAATTATTTAAAAGTGTTAGTAAAGACAGTATATCAATCAATGGGATTTTTTATGCGCCTCCAAATTATTTACGCATGGCAATGTATTTAGAGCTTTCGCGACCGGCTGGCGATGTAAGCCGCTGGGAAAAAGTATTGAAACGATTGACGCTTTTAAATCGCCACTATCCACTGAAAAACCCACGCTGCGGCGAACTGAATTTTATGCGCGATTTTGAAGGAACACCAGAAGAACAAAATGAAATATATAGCACTGTTAAACACGCCATTATAGATCAAGGGCTTATCTTTTTTGGTGGCTATGCCAGCACGTTATATGGACGATATATGCCTAAAGCGCGCCGCCGCCAATTACAAAAAGTGCCTGATTTTGATATTTTGGCAGAAGACCCGAAAAGCGCTGCAACTATTATCAAGGAACGGCTTATTTATGAAGGTGTGAAAAAAGTAAGTATCGCGGTTAAAAATGGCATTGGAGAAATTATCGCACCCCATTATGAAATTATGATTAATAATGAAACAGTCTGCTTTATCTATAAACCATTAGCCTGTCACTCTTACAACACTATACGTATTGGAAAAGATATTATTAAGGTAGCGACAATTGACACTATGCTTAGTTTTTACTTGGCATTCTTGTATGCAAACCGCCCTTATTATGACCATGATCGCATAATATGTATGGCGCAATATCTTTTTTCAGTGCAATCAAAAAATCGTTTGCAACAAAAAGGGTTGTTAAAACGTTTTAGTATTAATTGTTACGGTAAACAGGAAACACTCGAAAGCATGCGCGCAGAAAAAGCAGATAAATATAAAGAATTAAAAGATTCGCGTGATTCTAAAGAATATCAGGAATATTTTTTGCGTTATGTTCCCGGGGAATCAAATAAAAAGGGGGCAAAAAAAACGGGATGTTCTAGGAAAAAGACGAAAACTAAAAAGCAAAAACCTAAAAAGCAAAAAACAAAAAGGCAGAGAAAAACGAAAAAGAAACGCAGCGGGGGGGGCTATAAGTAATTTAAATATTGGTCGGTGTAATAATACAAAATTTGTGCATTATTTAATAATACTATAATAATACTATAATATATTATAAATGAAATATATTATATACATTGGCATAGGTTTAGTCATTATTTACGCATTATATTATAAACTGGGCATTGTCGAAGGGTACGAATCTTTAGAAGAATGCAAAAAACAAGGATACGCACACGATTTTTGTATGCGTGTCCCTATTCAATCAATGATTACTACCGCGCCTGATTTACGTGAGTAACATATCGGGTTTTACATGAGTAACATATCGGGTTTTACATGAGTAACATATCGGGTTTTACATGAGTAACTTACGTAACATATCATGATACATATTTTCTACAAATTGTTGTATACCCTGCACCATTAATGAGCTTGTAAGCGTATTAGGAATATAAGTTTTTATAAAAACCAGCCATTCTATAATAGTAAATATAAAAAACACAAATATAGTGCGCCCACGGAATAAAATATTATCTATCATTGTCCAATCATGCATATAGCTGCACATGTTAGAAGAACCTGTTGTAAAAAAATCGTTTGACGCGGAGACGCCGGCCATAATTCTATGATGCGGATTTTCTTCGGATTTCATCATTAAAGAACGTGCCGCGCGACCATTTGTAAATAGTTTGATAAAAAGATTCGGGTATTTATTACTAAATACATGAGGTGATATACCATCAATATATTTATTTTTATGACGACTTTCTCCATTAATTAGATAAGGAAGAAACGATGTTCTAATTAAATATTCTACCAAATCATCTCTTGAATTATACGCGCTGACAACTTTATGTTTTCGCTCATCAACATCATAATAACTTATAAATAGGCGATCTTGTAATATATCTAACGCGGTTGTATCATTGTCAAACAAATAATATACATTATCGCGCATGAGGGAATGCATCACTCCTAGTTGGTGCGTATCGCGAATACATGTAGTTAATTTTTCAAATAATTGTTCAATATAGGTAAAATCGCCTGCTAAAAAATTCATGGCAACGCCTGCTCCTGCACTGCATCCAGAAACCTTTTCTATTGTTATGTTTTGTTTTTGAAGTTCTAATAAATATAGCGCAATACCTGTTGCATAAAAAGCATTAAATGCACCGCCATCAAAAATTAAATTTATCGTTTTAGGAATACTGCTATTATCTACATTGACGATAAGAGCCTTAATATACTGTTCTATATAAGTTAATGATGAGCGGTTTTTTTCAACATCACCATTTGACTTATGTAAAGTTGAACATGTTGAGGCTCGTGTTTTTTTTGTTTTCGATGAGGCAATTAAAGATATATTATTTTTACGAGGACTACATTGAGACATATTATTGTATCTGTTTATATTTTATACAATAATGTAACGCGCGTTCGGAGACTTACTTTTCACAACAGGCTCACTACCCTCGTCCCAAAATGTCAGCCGTGTGGGGAAACACCGTGGACCGATGACGACCAGTGGGGGCTGCCGGGCACACCGCGCCAACTTTGGAGCAATGCCAAACCCTATGCAGAACCTGGACGTATGCCTGTCGCCACAGCCGCCGGTTGCGCTTTCCGATTCATTTCCGTATCCTAATAGGCCGGATGCAAGTTGGTTACAACATACTAACCATGTGAGTATTTATGTTATAAATACGGATGGAACCGGCGTAGACGCAGCATTGACTAGTTATTGGAATCGATGTAAGAACTGTAAATGTTTTGTGAAGGGGGAGACGAAAATGGTGACTTTTCTTTTTGGCAATGTGGCGACATAACTACTTATAATAGTGATAGTGATAATAATATTTGTGGTGGGCCGGGCATACCCTATATGTGCACGCCTAGCTAAAATATTATATACTTTAATAATTAAAATTGAATTCATATATAACAATTATTATATATGAAAACAATGGACCCGCATCAAAAACAAACTTTAGGATTAACAAGAAATACAATTGACAGAGATTATACCAATCCTGCTCTGCAAAATACCTAGTGTAGGAAACTACACATACTATATAACATATAATAAAAACTCGTTTTTATATAAAAGTTCACAGTTTATATAAATATACATGCAGAACAAACGGCCTTCATGGGAGGAATATTTCAAAGAATTGACACGTTTAACAGCGACGCGATCTTCATGTGAGCGTTTACATGTCGGATGTATTTTAGTAAAGGGTAATCGCATTATTGCACAGGGTTACAATGGATATCTTCCTGGGTGCGAGCATCAACAAGTTCTGCGCGATGGACATGAAATGGCCACTGTGCACGCAGAGCAAAATGCCATAACCGATTGTGCCAAGCGCGGGGTAAGTTGTGAAGGCGCAACGGCCTATATCACTCATTATCCATGCGTGAATTGTATGAAAATATTATGTGCCGCCGGGATTACACACATTAATTATGAGGATGATTACCATAATGATGATTTAGTCTCATATTTCTCTCTACAATCGAATGTTACTATACAAAAAATTTGATATTCCAAGTATAGTTTATAGTATAGTATAGTTTATAGTATAGTTTATAGTATAGTATAGTTTATAGTATAGTATAGTTTATAGTATAGTATAGTTTATAGTATAGTATAGTTTATAGTATAGTATAGTATAGTTTATAGTTCAATATTCAGTCTATCACATATTTTTATTCTATATGAGTATAAAATTATAAATTTTATGGTGCGATTTTATGGTGTGTTTTTAATTTCACTTTTTTTCGTTATGGTCTCGCTTAAAAAACGGGTATTCTATTAAAAACCTTAGTCTAAGTTACTACCATATATCATAATATATAATACCACATATTTAGTGGTTTGTTACCATAGTTTTTTAATAGGTATCTTTTTTTCCAATTCTATTTTGCGAAAAATTTATCGGAACAATAATAATTGTCCTTTTCCAAAAAATCGAAAATAGAATTAAAAAAAAACGTGCCATAAACCGCCTCAGACCATAATGCTCTAAATCCAACTATTTTAATTCTAGTTTTGTTACCAACTGAATTTTCATGAAAATCTGTCATTTTTGGCCAAAAAATTTTGAGACTTTTTATAGCATTTTTTTTGAGATTTTTGAGACTTTTTGAGACTTTTTGAGATTTTTAAAAAAACGTAAATTTAATAACTTATTTCTAACCACCGATCATATGTATATTTTGTTATAAAATATACATTTAATACCATGATGAACATTTTTAAAAAAGTCTCAAAAAATATTTGTAATAAAATGTTCATGCTATATATTAAAGCATGACTGAGTTGTCAATTCATCATTTCAATTAAACATTTTCAAAGCATAAAAAATGCTATATTCAATGCTAACAAAAAAAAGTAGCAAAAATCTCATACGATGACATGAAAGCTATTGTCATGTGATAATAAATGACAAATTTACCAGTTTGTTACGACAAACGAGAAATGCTATAAAATGCTATAAAATGCTAACAAAAATCTCATTAAAATAAAAAATATTTTATTTATGTAATTTATTTACAACCAAACATCATAATTGATAACATGTAACACAATATCATTAACATAATTTGTTACCATACAATATAATTTTTCATCGTTTTTGTGAATGATAACAAATGATAACAAAATGATAACAAATGATAACAAAATGATAACAAAATGGTAACTTTTTAATGGACTGATATTTAATTGTACAAATAAATATATATTTCACACCATAAACCGTATGAAACTATATATTTATAATCATAAATTGAAATTATGGTCTTAAAAATCAATTTTATACATATATTGTATATTTCATATTGTATATTTCAGAATCTTATATTTCAGAATCTTATATTTCAGAATCTCATATTTCAGAATCTCATATTTTATATTTCATATTGTAAATACAAAATATTTAGAGATTTTTATATAGCATATATAATACTTTAATATGGCAAAAATCTCAAAAATATTTGAATGCCAGTCATGTAACTATAAAACGAGTTGTAAGGATGAATATAAAAATCATTATTTGACTGCCAAAAAACATGTTGAAAACAAAAATCTCCAAAAAAAATCTCCATATTATTATTGTATAAATTGTAACTACAGAACTGTTAAGAAAGCTGATTTTGTAAAACATATATTTACGCCAAAACATTTAGCAATACAAAATGCTAAATATATTGGATCAAAAAACAGCACCGCTAACATTGAGAGCATTGTTGGGGGTAATAATACAGAAGTAAAATATCATATACAGACGAGTAAAAAAAATGATAATAATATGCTATTAGCATCTACATATATGTGTGTTTTATGTAATCGAACCTATAAACATCAGTCCTCATTGTCTAGGCACATGAAATTGTGTGCATGTTTAAACAAAAACGATAATAATATGTCATACCATAAAAAAAACACACACGAACAGTTAACAAATGATAACAAAATGATAACAAATGATAACAAAATGATAACAAATGATAACAAAATGATACATGATACTTCCGTAGTGACTATTACTAACAGCATAACGAATGACACACATAATAAAACCGATGGGCCGAGCAGCAGCACTACACACAAAAAATTCTCTTGTAAGTATTGCAATAATGCATATAGATATGCATCGGGGTTAAGTCGACATGTCCACAAATGTAAAAAAACACATACGGGTGGGATGACTTTGGATATAACTAGTCACGCGCCTCATAATGCAGATACTGGTGTGCAAGATTTATTAATGAAATGTTTTGAAATGATGACAGAACAAACCCAAACAATGAATAAGTTACTACCAAATATTGGTAATAATAATAACAATACTACAACAAATAAATTCAATTTAAATGTGTATTTAAATGATACATGTAAAGATGCAATTAATCTACCTGAATTTGTTAATAATATTGCACTGCAATTAACAGATTTATTGAGTGCGCGTAAAGACGGTCTTCTCTCTAGCACAACAAATGTATTTTTGAAAGAATTGCAAGGCACAGAATCAGTCCGTCGCCCGATACAATGCACAGATGTAAAACGCAAAACCATGTATATTAAAGAAGCAGGTGAGTGGAGTAAAGATATAGGGAATGAAAAATTAAAAAAGGCGATGAGCAGTATATCTCAAAAGCATATGCATTTAATAAATGATTGGAAGCAAAAGAATCCACATCATATGGAAAGTGAGCAAGGGCAAGACGAATTTGTAAAAGTAATACAAAGTGCAACAAAGGACATTAAGGACGATACGCGTCGATTGCAAAGTGCGGTAAAAGAGATTGGCGAGATAGTTCACGTTGTTCAATCAGATGACTAGTAAATTTTATTATATATATATATATATAATAATGCAATGTAAAGGTATTGATTTAGAAAAAATGACGAGCAGCGGGAGGATGGAGCTGGAGCGTGGAGAACTATTGGAATTATTAGAAGCACAGTGGATATATAACAGTTTGGAGCCGAGGGGGTGGCTGAGGTTGATTCCATCGAGGACGGCGAGGATGGTTGAGCAGGGATATATAAAATACCAAGGGCGATTGGGTCAAAAAAAGATAGACGCGTTGACAAAACAGCATCCAGAGGTATATAAAAGATGGCTGGAGCGGGACATCGATAGTGGATTCGATGATCTGCTGCGCGGGGAGATGGCGCGCGAAGGCAGCACGCGGGATGACACTGAGGAGGCGATAGTAAAGCGGCGCTGGCTCGCCAGCCCCGCCCCGGCGGCGGCGGAGCAGCGGCAGGAGCTGTGGTTGTCCTGGGGGGGGGGGGGGTCGGCGGACATCAGCTGTTCGTGGACCTGGCGCCGACCGTGCCGACGAAGGCGGCCGCGGCGAAGCAGGGCGACATGTACAAGGACGAATTACGCCGACAACAGTACGTGGAAAGGATACAGTTGGATGCGGAAGTGCAGGGGGAACGTCTTCAGGCCGCAGGTAAACGCCCAACTCTCACAGCCACGCCGGGCGACATCGCGCACGACATGCGGAACGAGGGCGCATACTTATCCTTATATTAAAATGTCTGCTGCTAATATGAGGTATTTGTATTAACAACAATCATAAATCCATTACATAGAAAGATAATTTACAGTGCGAATAGACGCGTAATATGCCCCAGAAAACATAATACTATATGTAACGTAGCCAGACAAATTTAGATGACTAGTAAATTATATTATATATATATATATATATATATATATATGACATCGAACTACTGTACTAGGGGGTCACGCGAACGCGTGAAGGAAGCTCGCATTGCTCCGTACGACAATTTTAGAGTATTTCTCAAGCCCGATACCAACAAGGACGCAACGTCCGTGCATTTTGCAAGCAGTCGCGATAACCTTGCTCCTTCACTCCCCCGTGATGCATGGTTCAAGCGCTTCCTTCTAGAAGACGAGGTTGCGGTACGCGTCTACACAATGAAGCAGCGGCAGGAAGAAGCACTAGCCCAGGATCGCGACGAGTGGCTAAGAGCGACGGCAGCGCTGCATGATCACATGCGCCGCCCCGCCGCCCGAGAATTGGAATATTTCGCAGACGATACACTCGACGCACGCAGGAAATGGGGTCTCGAGATAGGTCTTGAAACGAACATTCTGGAGCCTCGAGCTGCTTTGCAACGCCCGGGTCTTTTGCGAGACACCAACGACCGCGCGTATAAGTACAATAAGCGTGGAGATTTCGGAGATTTTGATTCCGCGTATAATGAAATGTTACAGAACAAAGATGTAACCACCGCAGACCTCAAATATATAAACTCTGCTAATAATGTATCGTTTAAATCTATTATGTCAAGGTTGGGGGATGTAAACGGTATTGAAATGGGCGTCTTGCCCACTCGTGAAACGAAAAATAACGAGGTCAAGGAAGGTCTCTCAGAACACCTGTTCTAACATAATAAATCCATTACAAAGAAAGATAATTTACAGTGCGAATAGACGCGTAATATGCCCCAGAAAACATAATACTATATGTAACGTAGCCAGACAAATTTAAATTCCCGTCTTTCAAAAAAATGGTAGGAAGAAGCCGCATCATTTGCTTCTTGACAACAGGAAGCTGGAAAATAAAATATAACCCGGCCACTAAAATAGGCCCTTGTAATTCATCATATATCGCGTCTGTATTCTCTCCTTGTTTTTCTCTAGCATTGTGCTGATTGATAATTTCTTCTTGGGTCTGATGTTTTAATATGTAATCATCTGGTCCTTCCGGAACATAATTAGGCTTGGTGACAGCATCTTGTGTGAGGTGTGTTTGCTGCTGTGGAATATCACGAGAGGGTAATCCTAAAGCGCCGCTTGCCGCCGCGGATTGTATACCACTTACAAATTCGTTCATATTTGCGGTAGACGGAGGCTGTGCCGCCACATGAGGACCATTACCAGCGCTTGCCGTCGGCGGAAGAGCACCATTCACGACATTTTGGTTATGCTGAATTCCTGCTATTTTTTTATCTTCCATTTCTCTCTGTTGAGCTAGTTGTTTTGACGGATCCGCATTAACTTTATTTTTTTCTATAGTATCAAAAGAAATATTGTTTTGTTGTTGTCCATGACTACTTTGCCCATGATCTGTTTGTGGAGAGATAGGTAAATCATTAATACTTGTTGTATCTGCCATCTTAATATATATAATTTATTGAATATATTAAGATAACTTACGCATAATATGTAAGACATTTTATAAATGGACTGGTTTTCCTCCAGTTCTACATGTAACAGATTGCGGAGTAAATTTGTAACATAAATCATTATGTCCATACACGCTATTTTTAACTTCAGTTAAATCTGGGCCTTTAAAAATCAAACAATTTGTTTCTGTGCAAACCTTTCTAAATATGGTTGCAGCCCCAACCCCCAAAATAATAGATATTAGCAATTTCCCATTGTTTGTATGCATAGAAGAGAGTAAATTTTTAATCATATATATATTATGTTAATATTAATAAATATATTGAATATAGTGAATATATTGAATATATTGAATATAGTGAATATAGTGAATATAGTGAATATAGTGAATATATGAAACAAATTGTTTAAGCGCCCCAGTCGCCACCTATTGTGGTTAAATAGCTAGAAGTAGGATCATATTCAGGAAACAGTTTCGCAATAAAGTAGATAATTTCTCGCATATGTATATACAAAATAATATTATTTATGAGGCGTTTGAAGTGGTATCGTTTTTATAGCGTGTTTCTCCTGTGGGCATGATATTTTTTGAGATTTAAATGCATAACAATTTTCTGCATGATCAATATATTGTATTTTATCGACATTATCTGGCGTGGGATACACGTGAACAGTTTTATTATCCGGAGACGCTAAAAACACAAAAATAATACCTATTAAAAAACTAATTATAAATACGGGAAAATGAACAAATTTGCCAATCATTATATATTACCAATATTAAATACTATTCTGGTGGAATATAGTATTATTTATTATTTATTATTTATTATTTATTATTTATTTATTATTTATTTATTATTTATTTATTATTTATTTATTATTTATTTATTATTTCTAATTATTTTTGCAACATCATCTTTAGACTCTTCGATATATAATTGCGCTAAAGTATATGGTAATTCTATCAATCTGTATGTGGGGTCTCCGCTAGTAATATCTGCTTCTTTTTCCACGCTAGAGTAAACATATGAAGTTTCGCGAATTTTGGTTACCAATGGTTGAATCACATTAACGTATTTTTCGACCATAGAATCGATATATTTTTGCACAGGGTCTTCATTATATAATTTGTGTAGTTTTCGCAATTCCTCAGTTTCTACAAAGAGGGCAACATTATATTCATCTAACTCCGTCTGTCTTGTCTCCGGGTCAGATATTTCCATATATTTACGACTTTCATCGGTATAATTTTTTGAAATCACAGATAAATCATCCCGATATTCGTCAAATGAAGACACTGCACTAGTTTCGTCAATGTAATTAAAAAGCAGATCTAATTTTGTAACTATAATGTCTGAATGAATATTTTGTATTTCTTTATATAAGGTATTTTTTCTGGAACGAATATTCTCATACTTTCCAGCATCAATAACAATGTCTAATTTACAAGACTCGTCTGCACCACATATTGCAGTGAGTTGTCTATCATCAGTATTAAAAATAGTCCCGCCTTTTTTTTTACAGTTAATACAAGTTTTTTTTAATTGTTTTAGCTTTAAGCGCTTGTCTTTACTAGACAGAGTATTATTTTTAAAAATTCGTTTTTTTTGTCGCATAAGTTTTTCTTCATATGCGCTCTTTAATTTATAATAATTATCAATAGCTTCTTGGACCGAAGGTTCCATATATTATATACATATAATAACAATATATTACACCAACGTATTCCTCTATTATAATCTTCGCAGATTATGTAACTCGGGCTGCTTGTCAAATGTAGGAAGGTCTGTTATCATATTAGAATTTTTATTTTGTTGTTTTCGGATGGCAGATAATTGCTGTAACTTAGATATTAGATATTCTTGTTTTTGTCGATTTTTATTTGCGATATCATGAGCAGTAAGTTTACCTTTATAACGCCACCATAAAATAATGGCCACGGCTGCGCATAATGCAACTGTCGCGCTGATATTAAAAATAGTATTCGTATATCGGTCTTTAAATAACCGGCATTGTTTTAAAGTTCCACGTATAAAATATTTTGTTCCAGGTTCAATTAATGAAGGAATATTATCCATTATAATTAATTGCTAAAATTATAAAATTATAATAACCTAACATTATAATGGCGGGTAATCCAAATCCTAGCTCGGCTTTATTATGGTTTTTTATTGTGACAACGCTATTTTTTATTATTAAATATAATATAGAAGAAACTTCCATTTTGACTGCAACAGTATCATATATTTTATTAATAGCGATAGGTGAATTTTGTATTAATCTGTCACTTACAAATGAAATGTGCGGAGAAGCCCAATGGGGGACAGCATTTAGCATAACATTAGTGCCTTGGTTGATTGTTTTTGGTCTGCTAAATTTAATGTTAAACCTATTTCCTGGTTGGAAAACGCCGTTTTCAAATACATTTGGATATGGCATGGCATTGATGGGTGGATTAACTCCACTAATGAAACAAATATTTAAAGATCCTGCAGATATCCCGTCCAGTGAAGATGCCAAAGCGAAACAAACCATTCAATACATTTATCATGATCAATCATTATTAATAAATGAAATCGGTCAAGGTAGGGATAAATTCAATGAGTTTTGGGATAGTATGATAAGTGTTATGAAATCCACAGCAAAAGAGGATCCGGCTTTAAAGAAACAGTTAGAGAGTATCGTGAATTCGAAATATATTACAGCAGAATATATTTGGTATATGTTGGCCGGAACATTGGTGACTTCTATTAGTTATAATTATTTGGTGAATATTGGTTGTGATAGCTCTGCTAAAAAGATGTTAGATAGACGCGAGGCATATAATAGAAAAATGAAGGAAAAAGAAGCCGAAGAATCAAAAAAACGTCTGGCTCAACAAGCAGCAGGACAATAAATTATAAATTATAAATAATAATTTTTTGTTTCACAAATAATAAATAACTATTATTATTTGTGAAATGATTTAATAGCGTTAGTGCATCCTTAGCTTTGGAAAACTAGCTTAGGAAAGCCAGCTTTGGAAACTAACATAGTAAAGCCAGCTTTGGAAAACTAACATAGTAAAGCACGATGAGGTAGGCTACTATTGCTAAAACAACCTGACAGCGTCAGTAGTAAGATTTCACAGAAAGGATACTTCTGATATGAATTCAGAATCCAACCTTGTAAACTCGCGTAGTTCATTGCGTTCCCGCCCCGCTGCCGCTGCATATACCGATATTTCCGATATTTTCTGTTTATTAATACCCATTTCACGTTGAATTTTTTGTAGTTCGTTCGTGCCTCCTTGTTCGGACAGTTCCTCATAATTACTAGTCATATATATAAAATCATCGCCTCTTATACTATTACTAGTAATTCGGTTCGTCCACTTCGAGGAAAAGTCCGGTGACGAATCGCTAATTTTATAATAAGGAGATAATATATCGTCGCCTACAATGCTAGCATGAAGACGAAAAGTTTCATTATAGTTAATTAACCTCCCTACTATCCGTTTAGTAGTAATAAAATCTTCACGCTTTTTAGCTATTGGATATACAATCCCTTGTGGCCCGAAGATAATGCCTTCGGCCGCTCTGTCTGCTTCTCCATAAAGTGGCCCTGAAAATTGTAAAATACGGTCCTCAATAACTTCTGGAAGTGATTGAAATGCACCAGATTCGCCACGCGAAATACGTTTTTTCCATAATTCTTGTGTTTTTTTCTCCTGTTCAGGTTTTGTTTTTCTTTGCAACTCTTCACAAGACTGTAAAGAATACCCATAAGGTGTTGTCACACTACTCATTGGTAATGAGTTAATTTCCATTATTTATATTATATAAAAATATAAAAATATAAAAATATATAAAAATATATAAAAATATATAAAAATATATAAAAATATATAAATATATATATAGTATAAAATTTGCAACATTATAATGCAGACAAATCTTCTAACATAATTACGATATTCTAATGTTAGGTGATTATACATATAGTATTTTTAGAAAACTAGCTTTGGAAAACTAACATAGTAAAGAACGATAAGATATGCAACTATTGCTAAAACAATAGCTAGTAGCCATGCAGGGATAATGGTTTTTCTTTTGAATCCAATACCAAACGAACGAAGGCTTCCATCTCTATTGTAAATAAAGGCAGGTTTAAAATATAAAATAAAAGAATAC